TGCGAGATTGATAAAGAAGATGTCCCTGAACTGGCTAGGGTTGTTGTATCTGTAGACCCTGCTGTGTCGGCTAATGCTGAATCTGACATGACGGGGATGATCGTAGCTGGTATGGATGTCAATGGGACTTGCTATGTCCTAGATGACCAGACAGACCGATATACGCCCGAACAATGGGCCACCAAGGCCATCGAACTGTATAACGAGTATGAAGCTGACTGTATCGTTGCCGAGAGAAATCAAGGTGGCGAAATGGTCAGACATACTCTTTTGACCGTTGATGACAGTGTTCCTATCAGGATGGTTCATGCTTCAAGAGGTAAGTTCGCTAGGGCAGAACCAGTATCTTCGTTGTATGAAAGAGGTAAGGTCAAGCATGTAAGGGGCCTAGACGCCCTAGAGGACCAATTAGTGCAATGGGAGCCTCTTGGCTCTATCGGTTCTCCTGACAGGCTTGATGCTCTCGTATGGGCCATCACCAATCTTGCTTTGAAGAGTGTTGCAAAACCCGCATTGAGTATTGGCTATCAAGATGCGAAGGGCCTGTTATCACGAATAGGATAAGCCATGAAGAGACTCAGTGAGACCGCCGCCAAGATCGAACTTGGTGTATCGGGCAAGAACACATATACTGGCGATATCCGTGCAGACGAGTTCTTGACTGAACTTCGTGGTCGTAGGGCTATCCAGAAGTATCGTGAGATGCGTGACAATAACGCCACCATTGGCGCGGTCATGTATGCCACTGAGCAAGTCCTTCGTGATGTCAAGATCAAGGTTGTTCCGGCTAACGATAGTCAACAAGCTAAAGACGAAGTAGAGTTTGTGAAGTCTATCTTCATGGACATGGAACATTCCCTCGAAGACCATATCTCTGAGGCTCTGTCGTATCTGACTTATGGGTTTTCTTGGTTTGAGGTGGTCTACAAGCGTAGACAAGGGGATGCCCGCTCTGGGAAGAAAAACAGCAAGTTTGATGATGGACGGATCGGTGTAAGGAAGATTGCTATTCGGGCACCTTGGACCGTTGAAAAGTTTGTTGTAGATAACAAGACTGGTGACATCCTTGGCCTTCAACAAGAGATGGGTTGGAACAGGCGTCCTGCCATGATCCCCATCGAGAAGAGCCTCTACTACAGGACCACCAGCTTCAACAATGACCCTTCTGGTCGGTCGATCCTCCGTAATGCCTACTCGGCCTACACTTACCTCAACAAGATACAAGCCTATGAGGCCATCGCCATCGAGCGGGAACTTCATGGTGTTCCTATCGGTCGTATGCCTGCTGAGTATCTATCTGCTGATGCTACGAGCGAACAGTCTTCTCTCAAGTCACAGTTTGAAGCAATTCTACGGGATTTGAAGAACAATGAACAAGGATATGCCCTCCTTCCCTCTGATCCTTATGTCGATGTGGATGGGAAGCCTACCAATCAACGCCTTATGGATGTTGAACTCATATCTGCCAATGGCAATCGGTCTATTGATATTGACCCAGTGGTGAAGCGGTATCAGCACGACATCGCACGATCCGTGATGGCTGAGTTCCTGATGTTGGGTGGAGGTAATACTGGCTCCTATGCCCTTTCCAAGTCGAAGACTGACCTTTTCCTTCGTAGTATGGAAAGCTACATCAACACCATCGTGACGGTGCTAAACAAGCAACTGATCGAGCGTCTGTGGCAACTCAATGGTCTCCCCTATGAGACAATGCCTAAACTGGTTGCTGGTGATGTTGCTCCGCATGATCTGCGTGAGATCGCCGCTTTCCTCCGCAACCTGAATGGTGCAGAGATTTCCGTATCGCAACACCCCGAGGTTGTCGAAGAACTGATGGCTATTGCTGAAATCCCGTTTGACCGGGAAGCATACGAAGAGCGAGTTGCAAATGATACACCTGTGGCGCAAGATACTGCACTACCCAATCCTACTCGCAACTCGTAAAATCGCGTTCGATAAAGAGCAAACTGATACACTGCTTGAAGGTGAAGTTGCTTGGTCTGCCGAGGATGGCACCCTTGATCTGGGTCTTAATGGTGGTGATACCAAACTCAAGATCGGCTTGGAAGAGTTCTACTACGTCAGGAACGCCACCGGTTCTCAGATCAACAAAGGGACTGTAGTTCGGTTTGATGGCGCTATTGGTGCTTCTGGTCGTCTCAAGGCTGCTCCCTTCTTGGCTGATGGCACCTATGATAGCCACTACGTCATGGGTGTAGCTGCTGAAGACATTCCGAATGACACAGATGGTTATGTCACTGCCTTTGGCAAGGTGCGCGGAGTAAATACCTCTGGCTATACCGCTGGTGATATCCTGTATGCTAGCCCGTCTTCTGCCGGTCAACTGACAGCTACTCGCCCTTCTCCTCCCAATAACATTGTTGTTGTAGCCGCTGCGGTAGACAGCAAGAACAGTGGGAACCTCTTCGTCAGGCCGACTTTTGAGGATATCTTCAATACACCTCCCGCAGCAGCCAATTCCACCGGCACTAAAGGTGAGATTGCCTTCGACGATAACTATATTTACATCTGCACAGCAACCGATACTTGGAAACGTGCAGCTATTTCAACTTGGCCCTGACATGAGGTGCTAACATGCCTGCAAACTTTATTGATCTATCTGCGGGTAATGTAGCCCGTGACTTCTCTGCGATCACTCCTAATAACACGACTGATCTGACAGGAACCTGTATCGGACTTTACGTTACAGTAGCAGGGGACGTTGTTTATCTCAATGCCAATGGTGTTGAGCGCACTGTGACGGTTCCCAACAACTTCAAACTGGATTGCATTGTCAAGCGGGTTAAAGCCACAGGCACAACCGCCACTGGCATCTATGGCTACTTCATCTAAAAGGAACTGTCACTATGGCTGTAACCATTTCTCTTTATGACCACACTGCTAAACTCTTCGCTGACGGCTCGAATGCTGTTGGAGACACCTACAAGGTCAAACTCTACACCACTGCCACCTTCGATGCCACAAACACTCAACTGTCGGGTATCACTGGCACTGAGGCTACCACTGGCACTGGATATACCGCTGGCGGTCAAGCACTCACCAATGTGGCTGTCATTACTGTCACGACCAATGATGCCAAGTTCGACGCTGATGATGTGACTTGGACGGCCTCTGGCGGTTCGATTACTGCTTCCTATGCGGTTATCTACAATGACACTGATGCGAATGATCCCCCGATTGCCTTCATCGACTTCGATGGTTCGCAATCCGCTGGCGATCAAACTGACTTCAAGATTATCTGGAATGCAAGCGGTATCTTTACCTTCACCGTGACTTGATGGAGTAATCCAAAATGGTTAAACTCGTTAACCGCGCTAAAATGACCACTGCCACAACCGGCACGGGCACCCTGACGCTCGGTTCGGCGGTTACGGGGTTTCAATCATTTGCTGATGCTGGTGTTGTAAATGGTGACGTTGTTCGTTACGTCATCGAAGACGGCGCTAATTGGGAAATTGGCACTGGCACATACACTGCATCTGGAACTACTCTTAGCCGCACTGTAACCGAAAGCAGCAATAGTGATACTGCTCTTAGCTTGAGCGGTAATGCTGTTGTATATATCACTGCTACCAGTGCTGATGTTCAATCGGATGTTGACATCAATGGCGGCACCATCGACGGCGTGAGCATCGGCGCAAGCACTGCGGCCACCAGCCTCAACGTCAACGGCACGATCAAGCTGGACGGGAACTATCCTGTTGGCACGAACAACGTGGCGCTGGGGGATGGGGCGCTGGATGATGCTGGGCTGACGGGTGGATTTAATACGGCGGTTGGCAACAATGCGTTGACGGCGAACACAAGTGGCTGCAACAATTCTGCTTTTGGCGCAGGCTCTCTCCAATGCAACACGACAGCTTCCTTCAATGTGGCGCTAGGCACAAATAGCCTTTTTGCAAACACAACTGGCACATCTAACACCGCAGTCGGGCAAGGCGCACTTGTGTGCAATACGACAGCTTCTAACAATATTGCAGTTGGTCAGTCTGCACTGTCGTCCAACACTACTGGCGGATGCAACGTTGTGGTGGGGCCATCTGCGCTTCGTGCTAACACTACAGGCGCCTGTAATACTGCGATTGGTATGCAGGCCATGCGCTGCAACGTCGAAGGCGATCAGTCCACCGCCGTAGGCTATCAAGCCCTGTTTTTCCAAAACCCCGTCGGCAACGTCGATATGAACAACGTAGCCGTGGGCTTTCAGGCTGCGTTGTGTACGACGACGGGATGCCAGAATACTGCGGTTGGTGCCTGCTCGTTGCGGTTGAATACGACAGCGACCAACCTCACTGCGCTGGGATTCGCAGCGCTTTGCATAAACTCCACGGGAGCAAATAACACCGCACTGGGTGCCAGTGCCTTGCGCACCAATACTACAGGATTAAACAACGTCGCTGTTGGCGTTAGCGGACTTTCTTCCAACACCACGGGCCTCAACAACACTGCACTAGGGGTGCTGGCTCTAAATGCTAATACCGTCGGCAGTCTCAACACCGCTGTCGGCACCAACACCCTCTGCCTTAACGTCGAAGGCGACCAATCTGTTGCTGTCGGCGTAGACGCCCTCCGCAACCAAAACCCCGCCGCCAACGCCGACATGAACAACGTAGCTGTCGGCTATCAGGCTGCGCTGTGTACGACGACGGGGACGCAGAATACTGCTGTTGGTGCGTGTGCGCTGCGGCTGAATACCACCAGCAATTCTAACGTGGCGTTGGGAACGAGTGCCCTTTGCGCAAACACTACCGGCAATGCCAACATCTCCGTGGGCGCATTTAGCGCCACGAGCAACACCACAGGCTCCTGTAACATCGCCATCGGCAACAACGCCCTCTGCGCCAACGTCGAAGGCGATCAGTCTGTCGCCGTGGGTCATCAAGCGCTTGCCAACCAAAACCCCGTCGGCAACGCCGACATGAACAACGTGGCCGTTGGCTTTAACGCTGCGTTGTGTACGACGACGGGGACCAGTAATACTGCGGTTGGGGCTTGCAGTCTGAGGCTTAATACGACGGGGTGCAACAACACCGCCACAGGCTTGCGGTCACTCTTCAGCAGCACCACGGGGATTAATAACACTGCTGCTGGTGTAGACGCTCTCCGCTGCAACACTACAGGATGCCTTAATGTCGCTGTTGGTGTTGGTGCCCTCTGCGCTAACGTCGAAGGCGATCAATCCGTCGCCATCGGCTATCAAGCCTTGCTTGTCCAAAACCCTGTCGGCAACGCCGACATGAACAACGTAGCCGTAGGCTATCAGGCTGCGCTGTGCACGACGACGGGGACGAATAATACGGCTGTTGGTGCTTGCAGCCTGAGGCTAAATACTACGGGATGCCTCAATACCGCTTCTGGGTTCTGCGCCCTTCGCGCCAATACAACAGGAAACTTTAACACGGCTGTAGGCGTAGAAGCTCTTCGTGATAATACAACGGGGATCTTGAACGTTGCGGTAGGTGTGGGGGCTCTTGCAAGCAACACCACCGCGAACTGTAACACCGCTACAGGCTTTGCCGCATTGTGCTGCGCAACTACGGGCGGTAGTAACACTGCCAACGGTTTTAGCGCTTTGCGCTGCAACACCACTGGCA